GCCCCAGGTCTGCCGTAAAAGACGACCGCACACTGGTCGCCTCGCCTAAAAGCTCTTTGTCCCTGGGTATCTGCTGGAGGTTCGGATTGGAGCTGGAGAAGCGGCCAGTCTTGGCGGCTCCGATATTGAAGCGCGCCCTGATCCGGTTGTCGCTATGCTCTTGCGCCTTGTCGATGACTGTCTGGCCGAATGACGACAGATATTTCTGGATCGTCTTGTAGTCGGCGAAGCAGTCGAAGAACTCTTCGAGGGGCGTCCCAGGGAACGTACCCGCCAGCATCGTCAGCGTCTCCCTGGTCGTCTGGAGCAGGTCCGTCTTCTCCGTCCTGGGCCATGCCCTGGTGATATGATCGGGCATCGTCCTGGCGAAGTAGTCGGACCACTGCGGGCCGGAATTTATATTCTCGACTTCATCGACGCCGACCATCTCCCTGATTTTCGCCAGCTTCTCATCCTTGATGTCGGCCCAGCGCTGGCAGAGGATTTTGTGCTGCTTGATGTCGATCGCCATCCCCGTGTCTTCCATCTCGATGACGCCCGGCACCATGCTATTGAACATGTGAAACGCCGTCCATCTCCCTGGGTCGGCCTGCTGGCTCCAATGCTCCCACAGCCGCCAGGTGATGTCGGCGTCGAGGTAGGCGTAGTCTAACTGCTCCTGACGCAGTACAGGGGCCGCCCAGTCGCTCGCCTGCTCCTCCTTGGACATCTCGTAGCCTAAATCCCACAAGGCGATCTGAGCGAGCTTAAAACGGCCTCCTCCCAGGATGGCGCGTCGGAGATAGCCGACGTCGTATATTGTGGGCTCGGCCCCGGCGTCCATGAACCAGCGCATCTCGAAGCCGCTGTAAAAGACGATCCAAGTACCCTGCTCGAAGAGCTTGGCGCACTTTTTGAAGCCGCCCCTTATCCTGTCGAAATCGACCAGGGCAGAAACTTTTGTATTGCATAGACTGACCAGGCGGACCCGGCCTTCGGCTGGAATAAGCGACGTCGTCTCGAAGTCGAGAGCAGTGTGGCCTTCCTTGGCGCAGTGCTTCACGACGGACTTGAGCCGTTTGAAACTTGTAATCATTTCGTATTCTGTGGTAGATGTCATGTCTGGTCTTAACCTCCAGCGATAGCGTGTACGGCGAAAGATAAAGAACTAGGCCCGGCGAGAAATTGCCGGGCCTAATTCTATGCGGCTACTTCTTAGCGCGCTTGCCCCGCTTCTTTTTGGGCTGCTCGCCGTCGAGGAGGTCGTCTTCTGACATATCCCCATCGAAGTAGGCCTCTACGGCCCCCCTGGTTGTCCAGGTGATGACGTCCAAGACAGGTTTGTAGTTCTTCTGATCCTGGGCGACGAAGGTCTCCGCTCCCAAGGTGAGAAGAGCCATGTCCGGTTCCTGGTTCGCCATGCGCTGCCCGATCTCCCGGATCAGATCGCCGAGGGCGTTCCGACCGGACTTCGAGTTGACGCTGAACTTGACCGGCGCACCGTCCGCCAGGGACGCCATGCCGAAGCCGACCAACTTGGCCCAGCCCTCGCCATCCCGGTAAGGACCGTGATCGTCCAGCTCGCTCTCATGGATCGTGTCGGTCTCCCGACGATAGATCGACCACTCGAAGCGATCGACTGCTTTTGAGGCCTTCCAGCAGACGTGGCCCTCGATGACGGAGAGAGGCTCCACCAGGTAGACTTGATCCGGGTCAGGCGTCTCTTTGCGCTGCCCGATCGTGTACGCTCCGGTCTTGCCGGAAAACCTCAAGTAATCGACGCCACCGCTGCCGGTGCCTGCGATGTCTGCCGTCTCCTGGAGGGCAGCCGCAGCCGCCTCGTTGGAGATCGCCGGGAGATTGCTTCCCTCGGCTTTAATATATTTACTCAGTTCTTGTGCCATTTGCTTTTCCTTTTCAGCTAACACGTTTCACAAGGAGGCGCTCGGATGAGGCCCCCACTTTCTCAAACGGGGCCAGGTTGACGCCCGCTGCCTTCGCCGCCTTCTTGTCTAAAGAAGTGCGGCCCTTCACCTCAGACAACTCGATAACGATGTCGCCTGCGACGAAACTATTGGTCTCCCTCTTTTTGAGGTCGGCCTTAATGTCTTCAGAGAGGGCGGCCTTCTCGATCTTGAGCGCCTCCTCCTCGTCCTTGATCGCGACGTGGCGCTGCGCCGCCGTCTCAATCTTCGATCCCCGATTGCCCTTAGTCCTGCCCGTCGCCTCGGCGACATCGACGCCGCAGACTTCGGTGTATGAGCAGTACCGGCAGTCGCCGTTCTTCTTGCCTTCACGATCCAGGGCGTCGGCGCTCTTCTTGCCGAGTACCTGGCGCGCCCTGGGTGCCATCTCTTCCAGGATGCCGTCCTCGAAATCGACACGAAATTGGATGATGTCGTTGTAATTAGAGGCGTCGGTGTAGACGAGCAGGCCAGCCCTGATGCCAGGATTGTCATGGTACTGGTCGAGCAACTTCATTCCGATCTTGAGCTGGGTGACGTGTCCAGACCTGGGCAAGTTCTTTTTGTTCGTCCTGGGGTCGATCGTCTTGAATTCAATCGGCACCCACTCGTCCTCATAGGCGATGACGCCGTCGGGCGTCGCGGCGATCTTGGTCTCCGGGTCGTGGAGGGTGAATTGATCGTCACCGGCAAAGCGCAGCGGCACGTTGGCCGCCTCCAGGCTCTCGGCCATATATTTTTCCATGTGGGTGCCGCGCCAGGCGAAGCCCCAATCCTGCTCCTGGGGCTCGAACGCCGGGCGCTTCGAGTACCACTGCTTGCGGATGCAGCTCTCGGCTTCTGAGGCGGTCATAAATTTAGCTCGATCGACGTTGAAGCTCTTCTCGGCTTCGATGGCGGTGCGACCGGCGATGGTCAGGTCTTTGATATTAGTCATTGGCTTGCTCCATAATTTGGTTATGCCCGACGCGCTTGCGGGCGACAATTTTGCGGACGGCCTCATCCAGCCGGGTATCGGTTTCGAGGATTTCGACGTGAACGTGCTTGGCCTGCCCCATGCGATGCATGCGGGCATAGAATTGATCCATCAGGGCCGGGCTCCAATCCTCCTCGACGCAGATGATGTTGTTGCCTCCATGCTGGAGATCGATGGCGACGCCCATTGCCGCGATCTGCCCGATCAGGACTTCCAATTTGCCTTCGTTAAACCAGTCCTGGAGCCGCTGCTTTTCTTTGGGGCTGGTGCGGCCATCCAGACAGCCCACTCTGTGGCCCTGTAGAGCCTCCTGGAGGGCGTCTATGACGTCTGTGTGCCAGCAGCCCACTAGGATGGGGCCTGCGCCGCTCTCCAGGCGCTCTAGAATGACCTTAGAGGCTGCCTCGACCTTACCCATGCCCATCAGGCGGCGTGTCCTGGAGAGGCTCTCGTCGTTGCGGGCGATGCCCTGGGCGATCTGGGCCTGGGTCTGGTTTTTCATTTTAGCCAGAGCCTCGGTCAGGTCGGCATTTTTGGAGAGGCTGATCGTGGAGCGGGTCGTCGTTATGGGAGGCATGGCGGCCCAGACTTCTTTCAGCTCTCTGCGGACGGCCAGGCCGCCGTCGAAGATCAATTCGTTCAGCTCCTCGGTATTGCGGTTGCCGACGACCATCTTGGTCGGGAAGCGGGCTCCAGGGAACTGGCGCTTCTGCACGATGCAGTAGCGCAGATTGAAGTGGTCGGCATCGACTTTGCCGATCTTCTCTTTGAGCAGGCCGTTGGAGGCCCGCACCAAAAAACTGAATATGTCATTATTCCAACGGGTCACGGGAGTACCCGAAAGCGCCCAGCAAAAGTCAACGCTTTCGCAGAGACCGCCACGACCGAGGATGGCCTTGGTGCGTTTCGCCTTGATCGATTTAAGGGCGTGGCTCTCATCCAAGATCAAAACCTTCGCGCCCAGCTCCTTCAGCTCATCGCGGCGCTTGGTCGCGATCTGGTAGCTCAAGATGTAGGCGAGGGCGCTGTGGTCAAGTTTGGTCTTGCCGGTCTTGACGATCTGGGCGGTGTAGCCCAGGAAGTCCGAGAACTCCCGCTGCCACATATTCATGGCGATCGGGGGGCAAACAATAATGGCCCGGTCCTCGACGGTGTCGCTGACCAGGTCAACGGCTGCGAGGGCGGTGAGGGTCTTGCCGGATCCCATGCCGGAGAAGTTCCCGGCGAAGGATTTGGACGCCAGAAAAGCGGCGTCTTCGATCTGATGATCTAGTAATTCTTTCATGTCTTTAACCTCCAATTGAAAAATGGTTGTACGCTCAGTCGCTGATATTGTCAACGCGTTTGTGATTGCCTTATGCATTTTCTATTCCTCCACTTTGGTGACACGGCCATCGACGACGGTCGCGTAGATGTTGGAGTGCAGTTCATGGCAGGGGTCGGCGTAAGGGCCGGAGGCCAGCTCATATGTGTAGACCCAGATGTCCAGGGTGCCGTTCCAGTCTTTGCTGGGCAATTTGAAATCGGCCAGAGGCAGCCCGTTGTTGGCCAGATCATAAGTCTCGTCGTAATTGAAGGATGTCGATCCGTCCCGCTTATTGTGGTAGCCCTCGCCGACGGTGCAAGTGGTGAGGCGGTCGCCCGTGACCTTACGGGCTAATTTATTGATGAGCGGTCTGTCTTTGCGGTTCATGTTATTTCTCCCCCCGGTAAAAGCGGGCGGCTTCAAGGGCGACGGCTGCGGTCTTCATATCGTCCAAATGCTTCAAGTGCATG